TTTAACTGCCGCATTGCATTGTCATCATAAGGAGATAAGTTATGGCATTTGTACAATCACTTGGTGGAACTGAGCAGGTTCTAATTGCTGGTTCCTTTAACCCTGACGTTAGTACTGTTCGCGGATCTGGATTTTCCGTTGCCGTTTCTAGCGGTGTTTTCACAATTACCCTTGATCGTGCCTACAACGGGCTCATTTCTTGCGCCGCAAGTATAATGAATCCATCAGCCGCAACAGGAGAGTCATTGATTGCAAACATAGTCTCACACAGTATTACGGATGGTTCTACTGGGGGAACTATTGTTATCAACTCGGTTGACGATACCGGCAACATTGAAGGTGCTCTCACAGCGGGCTGTGAGGTTCACTTCATTGCTATCCTTGATGTGGACATCTAATTAATTTCTAGGTCGGGGGCTTCGGCCCCCTTCCTCTAGCGGAGGCGATTCAATGAAAGGTCCATCTATCGCTTTGATTCTTGGTGGTGCTAAATCAATAAAGCACTCAAAGGAAGAAGGGCACGATGATTACAAGGATGCCTTTGATGATGCCGCTCAGGAATGCCTTAGTGCAGTTAAGGATGGCGATGATGCAAGATTTGCAGACTCCCTGAAGGATTGCATTGAGATATGTCTTGAGGCTCGTGAGGGTAATCCTGGCAAGCAGGATGATGATGACGGTGAGGGCTACTAATGTCTACCTTGTTAGAGTTAAGGACTAGGGCTCGTAGGATCGCTGATGCGGTGGGGAATAACTTCTTCGCTGATGCAGAGATTAATGATTACATCAATACGGGCTTAGGTGAATTGCATGATATCCTGGTCTTAAAGTTCGAGGATTATTATGTTAGTTCTGCCTCCTTTTCTCTGGCAAGCGGGACGAGTACCTACTCGTTTTCAACCATAGGGATTACTGATCTCTACAAGGTGCTAGGCGTCGATATCACCCAGGGATCTGACACTGTTCGGATTCCAAGGTATTCGTTCAGTGAGAGAAACGCCTTCGCCTCTGATGAGTCAGTATACAACAACAGGGGATTCCCTCTTTATAAATACAATCTCAATGCAAAAGACATTGTATTTATGCCTGAGCCGACTTCGACAGATACGGTGAAGGTGTGGTATGTTCCATCATATACAAAGCTAAGAACTGACGAAGCAGAAGTGGATGATAGAATTGCCCTTAACTGGGAAGAGTACGCAGTTTACTCAGCAGCTATCAAAATGAGACACAAGGAAGAGACCTCAACAACTTCACTTGAGCGCGAGCTAGATCGACTTAAAGAGAGAATCGAAGAAGCATCAAGCAATAGGGATGCGGGCGAACCAATAGGTATTGTGGATGATTCCGTTGGTGTGCTGCCTGGCCATTGGAGATACGCGTAGGGAGGACTCATGGCTTTGCCTAAATATGAGGCTTACAATGTGTCAGACCCTAATCTGACCAAGATTCAATATAAGCTCCAAGAAGCCCTTGGTCCGATTTTCTCTGTAGATCTCCTGGACGGCAACCTGATCACAGATGTCGATCTTACAACCTCAGCATCAGTCATTGCCCATAAGCTCGGGAGAGAATCCAAGGGCTATATCGTAGTGAAGAGAAGTGCCAATGCCGTCGTGTATGATAATGAATCAACAAATACGAGCAAGGCTAGCTTCATTAAACTAATAGCTTCCGCAAGCGTAACCATAGATGTTTGGGTGTTTTAATGGCTCTTCAGAAAAAAATAGCGAATATACCATTCAGCAAAGGCATCCAAACGAAGAAGACCGATGTTACATTGGAGCCGGGAGAGCTTGAGGTCTTAGAGAATGCTGTATTCAATAAGCATGGCGAGATAGAAAAGCGAAAGGGTTACACTGAAACCCAGTTCGAATACCCGGCCGGGGCTGGCACCCACTTCTTTGAAGGATCGTTCCAGTACAAGGGTGCTTATTATGGACTAGAGGCCAGCGGGCATACATGGAGAATTAATCCAGCGTCTCCCTCAACGAAGAGTCGCCTACAGTCAAAGTGGAGCCCTTTATCTACAGAGGTATTTCCGTTATCACCTCATGATTTCTCTGGCTCTTCTACGTATAATTTTGTTTATTTCTCTAGTCCAGAGATAGCAATTAGCACAGATGACTCTCTTATATGCATTACGTCTCCGGTGGTGATCAGAGAGGGATCGTCAAGCACCGGCGGCATCGGTTATTCCGTTAATCTCATTGATGCATCTAATATGTCTATACTGAAAACTACTTTCGGGCTATCAGGATCGACATTCGCTAAGACCACTTTCTACGGACGCATTAAGCCAGTCGCGATTAGTGCAACACAGTTTGCTGTGTACTACGAGTACAATAAGGAAGGTGCAGACGGTGGTGCAGCAGATGAGCTAAACAGAACAATATTCGGTCCTGATAACGATGGGGCAATTGCGTCAAGCTCTGATAGCTTAGTGGCCCTTGTGTCGGATAACTATCTGGAGCATAAGGATCAATGTTCTTTTGATGTCGTTGAGTCCTTTACGGCAAATTGCGCTTATGTTGGGTATTACCGGCACGACTCAACGTATAGCGTTCGGATCGTTAAGGATACATCAATAACAGATAATGTAGCCTCTCCGTCCCTGACGGGCACCCTGGACACAAGCACTGGCCTTGGCGCTACTGCTCCTCCGGATACCCTTTGGTGGTATGCCCATCTTGCTATGGGTAAGTCTTCGATTGAAGCTGATAAGATCTATATCGGATTCATCACCCCGGGTGTCCCGCATACTATCCGAGTTCATAACTTCACCGAAGGCGGATCGCTGTCTAGCGCGATAACAAAAACAAGCACAGATACAGAGGCATCATTTAAGCTTCTTTATTTTGTTGATAACAAGGAGGACCCCACAGTAACGTCTAGTATTGAAACTGTTGATCTCGTTTATAACTCCTATGGTACTGGGGCTTCAGATGGGGAAGTGACCTACAGGATACCCATAAAGACACCTAGCTCGCTTGCGTTCCATGATGACCCTCAAGAGATAAACAAGGGGTTTGCCGGGTCAGGAGCATTCCAGTTCACATTTGGCAAGAATAACCACAAGACGACAATCTTCCCAAACCTAGAAAACAGGGAGGTCTACCCCAGAGGGATTGAGACCCTCAATTACTTCGATCAAGATGGGAACCTGGTCGGTACATCGCTAACCGCAAACATAGGCAGCACATTTAACGGCCATCCCGGAAGAGCAGTTAGAGCCTCTGACGGTGGCAGTGCCTATGGTGTCATGTCTACGCTTGGTCCGCCTCAGTCAATTAACGATGCCGCCGGTTTTCAGTTTGTTACCGTTCCAACCATTGTGAAGTATTCGTTTGATGCTGTCCCCACGTATGGGGTCAGAAGGGCGGAGATCGGTAAAAACATCTATTGGACTGCTGGAAATGCTCTGTTTCGGGACTCCTTTGACCTCTACCAGGATATTGTTGGCAAGCCAAAGCCATACATAAAGACCTTAACGGCGTCTGATGGGGGCATTGATGGAGGACTGGATAGCAGCAAAACATATAAGTATAAGGTCGTATTCGAGCAGGAGGATAGCCAGGGGAATCTCTATCAATCCGAGCCGTCCGATTCCAAGTCAGTAGCGACTGGTTCCTCCGATGATACTGTAACGATCGTCGTCAATAGTGCCTCCCAGAAAATCGCAGGAGGAAAGTATAGGATCCTAGTGTATCGGACTGAGGGTGATGGGAATCTATACTATGCGGCTGGAAATATAAGAGGGCAGCACTCGACGTTTACTCAGACGCTTGTGGACCAGGCAGAGGATGATGATGTTCTCTCGTCTGCTGCGCTCTATACTGACTCTGGCGAGGTCGCCAATACAAGGTGCCCAGCATGTTTCTATGTGGCAGCTCATCGAAATAGGCTCTTTATCATCAGTGAAGATTATCGAATATTTTTCAGTAAAGAGTATAGGAATGGGCACGGCACCAACTTCAATGATACGTTCTTTGTCCCCCTGGATGGCATTCTTGATGACAAGCCAACCGCCCTTGGGAGCTCGGGGGAGACTCTTTATATCTTTAGAGAGAATTCCATATGGGCTTTGGATGGTGATGGTCCATCTAGGACTGGATCTGGAAGCTACTATACTCCGAGGATAGTGAGCAATAGCATGGGTGCTCTTCGCGGGAGCCCAACTCTTTATTCTGATATAGGGCTATTCTTTCAAAACGCAAAGGGCATACACGCGATTACCGGGAGTGGTATTAAGTATATAGGTGCTCCGGTTGAGAGCACTCTTGGCTCGTCTAGAGTCTTAGATATGATCCAAGATCAAGCCACTTCAACGATAAGATTCCTCCTAAACACAAGCGTCCTTGTTTATAATTATGAATTTGATCAATGGAGTCACTTCACGTTCTCTACCCTTGGCTCTGATCGGTTTGTGGGGATGGGGAATAATGACGGAGAGATAATGCTTGTCACTGACTCCAATAAATTTTGGAAGGAGTCAGGTTATAAGTTAGATACGACCTATCTGGTTACGAAGCTAAAGACGGGATGGATTTCTCTTAACGGGATTCAGGGATTTGCTCGTGCTTATCGGTTTTCTCTTTTAGGAAAAAGCAAAGATAAGCATGTTCTGACTGTGAAGGTCTACTATGACTATGACGACAGTGCGGCTATAGACACGTATACGTTTACGACTGACTCTGCTACAGATGCGCTTCTTCAGTTTCGAGCGCACCTATCCAAGCAAAAATGTGAAGCTATAAAATTTGAGATTTACGATGCTGATAACTCATCCGCAACTGGTGATGGGTTTGTCATCGAGAACATTGCTCTAGAGGTAGGATCGAAACGTGGTATCTTTAGAACGTCAGAAACCAATACGATAGGGAGTGCGTGATGGCCGAGTATTCAACCCCAGAGGAAGAAGAAAGAAGAAGACGAAGGGAGCAAATGAAAGAAGAGGCGGGGTCCGTCTTCGGTCAGGCCAATCCCGATGGACCGGCAGAGGCAGACTTAAAGCAGAGTTCCGGATATGGCCGCCCTTATGGAGATACCTCTGGGTGGGTGAAAGAGGCGGCAGGCTCATCGCCTAGAGATCCACTAATTGCATCGCGTGCTCCTGTGTCAACCTTTACTGCGCCAGGTTCTATTAAGTCCGGGCTAGAGGCAAGCCCTGGCCTTGTCCGTCAGAGTTCTGGCGCTCCTGGCTCTGCTGGCTTTATTGGGGGAGATCCCTCAAGGTGGAGGGCATCAGACCCAGAAGTCCCAAGTACATATGAGCAGATGCAGGGGTCGCCAACAACTTATCCAGATACCCCCAGGACCCATCAGCAGGACTACATAGATCAGTTTATTGCGGATGCTAGATCTAGACAGGGCATAGCCATTGACTCTGCGGCTGCGGGAATAGCGGGCGGTGAGGTAAGCGATACGATAAAGCATCAGCAGGAGAGAGCGAGGCAGTCTGCCTTGTCTGCTGCTGCGGGCGCAAGAGGTATACCCGCCTCGGCAGTTCATCGGATGAAAACACAGCAGCTGTCTGAGGCAGATAGGGCTGCAACTGAAGCAGCTGCGACGCAGCAGATGCAAGCCATGCAGATGGTGGATGACGCAAAGAAGGCCGATGCTCAGATCAATGCACAGCTAGAGGGCCAAAGAGACAACATGATACAGACCCTGATTGGCCAGGGCGTCCAAAGAGATGTTGCCATTATGCAAGTCGATGCTCAATTAGAGCAGCAGCGCAGGGATTTGGCTTATAAGTATTGGGCCGGTAAGCTTGGGGCATCAACAGAGGTGGTTAAATCGTCTATTGAGGCAACTGGCTTCTTCTCTGATGAGGTAAGCACCGTTGCAGCGATGGCTCCAATCATTAACGTACTTATGGGCTTTGGTGTTCCTGGTGGGGATACCTATGGGGTCCCAACGCAAACTGTTGTTGGGTCTAGAGAAGGCGAGATTGGTCTTGCGACGAGATCTGGAGGGGAGGCTCCCCCTAAGGGCTATGTGAAAAACGAGGCCACAGGGAGATGGGAGCTTCAGGAGGGATACAGCAAGCCGGACCCTGTGATCGTAACCCGTACAAATGCTCAGGGCAATCTCGTTGAGATGATGAAGGTATGGGATGAAGATAGGGGCACATGGGAATATGTATTCGAAATAGATGCTGATACGGAGGCGTGGCTGGCGGCGCGTGACCATCGAGACAGGACTTCTAATTCGGCGGGGCTGGCGAATGCGCGGATCGGCATGCAGAATAAATTTCGAGAGGCGGATGGCCTCCCGGAGATGACAGAGGAAGAGGAACTCGCCTTTGTGGAGGATAACATAAGGACTTTTGGGGTTGCGAGTGAGAATAAGCGTCGAGTAGCAGATGGCCAGTTCGAGATGACGGAATCGGAGGCGGAGGCTTATGTCCAGGAAGTGCTGGCCGCATATGCCGAGAGATTCGGGGGGACTACAAGCGATGAAGTGGCAAAACAAAATATTGAGCCCACGGGGATTGGAGGCTACACCTCTGATGATCCAGGCCCATCATTTGAGGGGGATAGGAAGGATAGGCTTCTTGGCGGGCTCAGTCCTGACTTGTCCCAGAAATCAAAGGGCTTACTCCCGTCTAGCCCAGCAGGCGAGGAGGCAGGCGTTCTGCCTTATGACTGGAGAGACACAGCTACTACCGGACTAAAAGCAACCAAGGAAGTTCTTGGTGGGATAGGGGCTGCCCTCCCCCTCTTGGGTGCCAAGGGTAAAAAACAAAAAGAAGCTGCGCTCCAGAGGTTTGGAACATACGGACTCGGTAAGGCTCTCGAGGGAGGTGCCTATCTCCTTGATGATGGCCCTGAGGACTTAAGCAGAAGAGTCGCAGATCACACTAAGAGCCTCATAGAGGCATCAGCTGAGGGCAATGAGGCGCTACTTAATGCCGCCGAAGGCGTAGGTAAGGAGGCTGCCAAGGAGGTGCTCGGCGAGGGGGGATCTATCGTCTCCGATATAGCAGCAGCAGCTGGAGATGGTGCTACAGATGTTGCCGCGGATGCAGCAGGGGCAGCCGCAGATGCGGGAGGGGCTTCGATCCCTGTTGTGGGTCCCAGCATGAAGCTAGCCTCTGGTCTTCTGGGTGGGAAAGATCCAGGAGAGACTGCCGCAAGGGCCACCGGTAGCCTTATCGGGGGTGCAGCTGGTTCTGCTCTTGGCCCTCTTGGGACTGCGGCTGGAAGTTTTCTTGGAGATCTCGGAGGCAAGGCCTTATCCGGCATGTTCGGCGGTACGAATCTATCTAACTACGACCCTGATGCAGCACCTAACCTAGACATAGGTAGCTCGTTGACTCCCCCTGGAGACCTCGCCTACTCCGGATACAGTCCAGCCCGCTTTGTTAATTCTGGGTTTGAGACAAAGACATCTGTTGAAGGTCTGCATGTGCCGGATGCCCTCTCCTACTCTAGCCCGCAGCCCACCTTAGGCAACCTTGGGCAGCAACTGAGGTGGGACTCTCCTGGGACCATAAGCGATGAGGAGGCAAAGTCTGGAGTTGGTCCATCTCAGGATGAGCTATCTAATTTCCTAAGAGAGCTTAACCCGGTAAAGTACGACTACAAGCCCGAGTTTGGCGGGGAGACAGATCAATACGGCATCATAGCTCAAGACGCAGAGAAGACTGCTCCGGGTAAATCATTCGTCAGCAAGGACGAGAATGGTGTGAGAAGGATAGACTCGGGCAAGGCAACGATGGTTGGATTAGCAGCAGACGCAAATCAGCAAAGATTGATCGATTCTCAGTCTATGATGATTGCGGGTCTGCTTAAGCGATTAGACCGAATCGAAGGAAAGGCGTAGTAAAATGGCTGATGCGCAGAAAAGAAGGCTTGCGTGGTTGTTTGAGGACTCCCCAGAGGAGCGAAAAGCGTCCCGACAGGCGTCCTTCGATTTGGTCCAGTCGCTCAAGGAGAGGAGAGATAAGCATTCGCTAGGATCGCTCTTCCCTGGAGGGTCGGGTCGCTCCCCCGAGCAAGAAGAAAAAGCCTTTAAGGCCTGGATGGAGAGACAGGACGAAGCAAATCAACTGGCCAGGAGGGAGAAGGCGGAGTACGAAGAGAAGAAAGGCTCGGTGGCCGCTGAGGCTGAAAGATATGGCGAGCTATCTCCAGGCGAGCAAGAGCGCACTGCCGTTCCGGTTCACCCCTTCTACACAGGGAAAATCAAGTCCGCAGAAGAAGAGGGAAGGCTGAGTTCTGTCCATGAGAGAGCCCATCTGCCGGAGCATTTGAGGAAGGCCTATGCTGGTGCCTCTAGTGAGGAAGAGGCCAGAGGGATAGATCCCGAAAGAGTCGCACAAAGTGGAATTGCATCCATGCCAAAAGAGGGCGAAGCAATGTCTCCCGAGGAGGCCGAAATCCTTCTGGCTCCAGGAGAGTTGGAAGAAGCGCAGAGGCAGTTTTACTCAAAGCAGATGTCCGTTGATGACTCCGACCAGATGTCCCTTGAGGACCCAGAGGTACTGACGCGTCTCGCCAGGGCAACAGGCCTTCCTAAGAAATCAATAATAAAAGCTCGGAAGGCGACCGAAAGAAGCCAGGGTGAAAGGCCTCCTGGATCTCTCGGAAGATCGCTCGCCATGGATAGCTTCAGAGCCAGAAACAATGAAGATATGCTGGCTCTTGCGAAGGAAAATTCTGAGATAAGGGCGAGGCAAAAGAAGAATGTCGAAAAGCATGCCCTTCTAAGGGCAGAGGTTCAAGGGGAAGAAGACTACCACCTCTTCATGAAAGACAATGAAGCCATGTGGGCAAAAGGCGAAAGAGATAAAGCCTTTGAGGCCTGGAGGAAGAGACAGATCAAGGCAAATAAGCTAACAGATCGTCTTGTGACGCAGGCAACGACTGAGCGGCAAATATCTGGTTGGGACATCTTCAAGAAATCAGCTCTTGGTATTGGTGCTGTTCTTGCTGCTGCCGGGACTGTGGTCGGTCAGGGAGTTTTTGCGAAGAAGGGCGCAAAGATGCCAAACGTTCTCATGCCACTAATCATGAAAGCTATCGATGCAGATGTTTTCTCCATGCGGCAAGAGAAGAAATCATTTATCGATAAAGCCGGTGTTGCAGTGAATTATGCGGCAGAGGTCAGGAAGAACTTCAAAAGCGAGGCTGAGTCCATAAAGCATATGAAAAATGCAGGCCTTCTCTATTGGGACAAAATGCTCGAAAGGGAGAAAAAACGCCTTAGCCTTAATGGGCAAAAGAACATTAGCGATATTCAGGATGCGATAAATCTCGAGCTAAACAAGAATCAGATGGAGGACATGGAGAAGGAATCTAAGCTGATTGAGGGAAATATTCAGTCAGCATCGAAAACCCTTAACCAGGAAGCAATAGCTGATTACAACAGATCAAACGCAGACGATGCGAGATATAAGGCAACGAAGACCCTAAGGGAGCTACAAAACGCAGACGATTATGGGCTCGATAAGATGCCTGCGAAGGAAGAGGGGCATACAACAGAGAGGATCCATATGCTCCAGGAGATTCCAGAGATTAAGATGAAGCTGGTACGGCTCTTTAAAGATACTGCAATGCCTGGAGGCATCTTTGACGAATCAAACCTCAAAGAGGCGCTAACGGTTAGTACTGTTGACTTTATCTCTAAGTGGACACGAAGACAGTATCCCGACAACGAGAAACTTGCTAACGAGCAAACTCAGCGACTGGTAAAGACCCTCAAGACCCTTCAGCGTGTCTATGCCACAAACATAGAGGGCAGAGGGCTGACAAACCAGGATGCTGGTTTTTATGAGGACGCCCTTGGCCTCGATCTGGATACCGTATCTATCTTGTCAGTCATCAATGGGCTAGCCCGTGTGGAGTACCACGACAAGCTAAAAGTCATATCATCGCTATCCTCACTCAGTGCAAAGGCTCGCGGTGCTTGGGATGATAAGATTAGAACAATCTCCGGAGGGGTTGGCGTCCACGAGGTTATGAGCAATTTTCGCAAAAGCCTTAGAGCCAATATCGACAGAACTAAAAACATGGTTCCCTTCAATGTTGGCGTTGTGGATATTAACCTTTCTGGCGAGCTTATGGACGCAAGGGTAGATAGGCTGGTTAATGAATGGAAAGCAGCCGTCGTAAGCTCAACGTCATCAGACAGGCCACACAAGGGTGATCAAGCAAAGCAGCAGGCGCAGCTAAACGAAGCCTCTGGGATCGTCAACCCCAGGGATAATAAGCAGTACGAGCTTGTCCCAATACCAACGAAAGATGGGAAAGAGGCCTACCTCCCAAAAGAGAAAGCAGACAGATGGATTAGGTTTAAGAGATGGGCCAAAAAAATAAACCCAGCGCTTAACTTTGAGGTTACTGGTCACCGATCAGGAGCAAGGACGGCGGAGATGACGGCGGAGCTTCGGGCCGAGGGGAAGGAGCCGTCTGACCATGGGCTGCACACCGAACATGGTGGTTATAGAGGTCTTGATATTGCCCTGGGTGGCTTTGATACGCCGGAGTATAAATTCATGAGGGAGTATGGAAAGCTCTGGGGAATTGTTCCAGGTCATACACAGCCTGGAGAGCCAGGAACATACAAAGGCTACTGGCATTGGGTGTTTGAAGATGAGATTCCAAGCGAGGCCTTCAGAGCGCCCAGTAAAGGATAGTAGATAATGGCTACCCTATTTAATGAGAAAACCGGAGGCATTGAGAGTAATGTCGCAGAAAGCGAAGTGGATGATAAAATCCTTTCCGGGGGCTATAGGTACGCAGGTGGTCCTGGTGACTTGCTTTGGGTCCAAGACGCTTCTGGCAACCCATTAAAGGTAGAGGCCACAAGGGCAGCTGACTACATACGTGCCGGTACGGCGACTCACGTATCCCCCCTTAAGATCCAGCAATGGCACGAGAATCAGGAATTCGCAGACAGTGGGCTTGGTGCGGTCGCTGCTGCTGCACTTGGTGTTGACGACTATCTCCTTGCCGGGCTCCCGTCGTCTATTGGCGAGGCAACCGGTCTTATCGATGAGGGGCTTACAGAGGCTATTCAGGCTCGAAACCCGTGGATATACCACGGTACGGGTGCTCCCCTCGCTGTTGCTGCCGCACTCTACAGCGGTGGAACGTCCCTGATGGGGCGTGCTAGTCTTGCCGCAGGGAGGGGCCTCGTTGGCCAGGCGTCAAGGCAGATTGCCGCAGAGGCCGCCGAGCATCAGGCAAAGGGTATTGTTAAGAGGGGGTTTAACCAGGCTGGTGAGATCCTCGGGAAATATACCCTTCCCGGAATATCATCAAAGATAGGAGCAAAGGTAGCAGAAGGCACAACTGCGGGTCTTTTCAAGGCTGGTAATAAATACCTCCCATACAAAATGGGTAATTCGGCTATTGCCAGAAGCCTTGGCGCTGGTGGATCTAAAGTTGTTGGCGCTATGGCTGGCGGTTTTGTCGAAGGCGGCATGTGGGGTGCCGGTGAAGGTATTAGCGAATCTGTCCTTGGTGAGCCAGAAGATGCAGCCGAGCACATCCTCAACTCTGTCGGAACAAACGCCTTGATCGGTCTTATGTTTGGTGGTGCTGTATCCTCTGCCGTCCCTATGCTCACAGGTGCGAAGGGCATGGGATATAGCGTCCTCAATAAAATAATAGATGTTGGTGACAGCGGAGGAGAAAAGGCATTTAGCAAGGTCAGGGACCACATCGTTAAGGTTGCAGCAGAAACACATAACCTAAGCCAAACACAGCAAGGAAGACTTAGAGATCTGCTCACCCTCAAAGATAAGGCGGGTGATGATTATCGCACCCTTAAGGATGTTCGTGACAATATAGAAGGCCATGCAAATGAGATCTTAAAGTATGTCGATACCCAGCTTCTCGCTGACGATTATATCCAGATGGCCGATATGAGTGGGTTCAGTCGAAAGTTCTTGGCCGATGAAGTGGTTAAATCAAACTACGTAAGCCAGGGCAAAGACATCCCATCTAATGTCCTCGATATTGTTCGCAATGTTCGCGACCCATTGAAGGGCTACCGAAGAGAAGTTTTTGAGATTGGGAGGAAACACCCTGCGACCGATGCAGATGGCACCATCACTCGTCTTATAATCGACGCAGATATAGCCGAACTTAAGGCTTATAGGTCTCTTTTTTCTGAGTCCGTTGAGGGTGTTGTTAAAAAGGGAAATGCCCAGAGACGCACTGTCTTAATGAAGAAACGTGCAGCAAAAGATGCGGCAGATAAAAAGGTGGACGCCTTTAAAACATACTGGAGAAGGCAAAGAGAGGAAAGGAATTTAAATCTTCTGAAGGACAAGCTTAGGAAGGCCCACGAGGAACGCATTAAGGGCGGAAAAGGAGGCTTTACAGACTTTGATGAGCTTGAGCTTGAGCATGCTTTAAAGCTGGCAGAGGATACTGGCGACATTGCCGATCTCTTGCGCATAGTCAATGAGGTTAGAGGCAAGGTAAAGGCAAAAGACATCCTTGGCCCAGAGGTCATGGAAGAATGGAGCAAGGTTAAAAAACTTTTAAAAAGGGATGAGGTAGACCTATCCGAAGACGCAATTAATCACATAGATATGGCCATTCCTCAGCTGCGAAAATCTATTGATAGCCATATAAAGATCCTCTCCAAAAGGCGCTCTGCTGATGTGGTAGACCCCGTTGACTCTGGCATGCTCGATTATATGGATGCTACGCTCTCCCCTAATGGAAGCACACTTCGCCAGAATCTTGATGACGCGTCGAATAGGCTACAGATCGGCTACCATGATAAAGCCCATGCGGGCATTACCGCAGACGCATACAAGTCCCTCGAGGTGCTTCAGACGCGGCTCCATAGAGAGATCTACTACGGCAAAAGATTGTCTGATCAGATCCCTGATATCGACTACAGGATCAAGTCTGCGATTGATAATCTCCAGTCCGAGATGAAAGATCAAAACAACTGGGGAATTCTTGCGCAGCACAAGGAGCGATTCAACGAGCTAGCCAATACGCTGAAAGATATGAAGGAGAAGAATCTCTCAAAGTTCACAGAGAGCATCGAGTCTCCTGTTGCAACTACGGGCAAGCTTGTTAGCTACCTGAGGAAGCTCGACAAAAATACTGCTGATGCAGACACAGCGAAGCTTAAGGTTTATCATGAAAGGTCGTTAGAGCTGATGGAGTTTATCCGTGATAGCTTCGACCCTGCGGCTATGGATGGTGTTCCTGCTGTAGCCAAGAGCAAGTTGAATGCAAAACTTGCAAGGCTAAAGAAGATCCCCCTTAGAGATAAGCGTCTTGGTAAGATCCCTACAGAGGATGAATTCAAGGGCCGGATGGATGATCTAATCGGGTTTTTTAGCCAAAACGCCGAGGACCTTGGGAAGAAGATTGAGTTCATGAGGGAAGAACTGCCTATTGCAAATCTGCTCATGGGGCCTCAGGCAGCTGCGGCAAACCTTAATCAGTCCCTCAGGGAAGTTGGTCGCGGCGGGATTGTTGGCGTTGGGACATATGCTTTGACTGGATCTCCAACTCTATCTGTCATGGGAGGGGCCTTGGCCGGGCTTACGGGCATGGCTCAGAATCCAAAGCAGTTGGTGAACATGATGCATCAGCTTAGGAGTATAAGGAACGTAAGCAAGAATTCCGTTACTGAGGCATTTGATTCATGGAGTCAGAACGAAATTCCACGAAGTGCAATTCACAGGGGCTGGGAGCATCAAGCCAGGCAGACATTCCTTATTGCATCATCTCCGCTTCGCAGAGACCCAGCAGGTACTCAGGCTGAGAGACGCAAGAAGGCAGCTAAGACTAGATCTATAGACGCATGGCAATCCAGAATACAGGAAGCCCTTGGTTCGCCCCTAGAGGCGGATAGCTTCTTTGAGGCTAGGGCATCCATTGAGCAGCTTTCAGCAAGCAGCATGACAATGGAGAGGTTCCTTGATGAAACCACAAGGGTCTTCGCTGAGGCTCCGGACGTGAGAAAGGCAATGAAGTCTCTCATCAGGAACCATGTGGAGATTGCAAAGCGCGCTATCCCTAAGACATCAAGAAGTTCTATGTTTAATGAGGAGTATCCCCCAACCCCTGTCCAGCTTCAGAAATTTGCAGGTGTCTTGCAGATGCTTACAGATCCCGTCGAGACCCTCCTAACAGGAATGCTCACAGGAACCCTTACCACGCAGACAGTTGCAACTCTAAAGGAGGCATGGCCTAAGGTCTACTCTGACGTTTATGAAAAGGCCATGGATACTCTCTCCGACAAAGACAAGATGAAGAGCCTTAACCAAGGGCAAAAGCAAACCTTGGCAACGCTGCTTGGTCTTCCGTATGCAAACCAGAACGAGCTATCGAGAATGCAACAAAACTATGAAGGAGAAGAAGAGAAGCCAGGGCCAAGCCGAGGCCCAAGAGGAGAAGGCATCACCTCTTTCTCGCAAGCGTCATCAGGGGGAACAATGACAGCGATAGTTGAAAGATAAGCCAGACAGAGCTAATATAATATTACCACTTGGGATGAAGATATGTCCCGACTCGCAATAGAGTCCCTAGGAGAGAATAGTGAGAATTTTTAAATACAGAGAATCCCTAGCAGCGTCTTCGGCTATCACCGAATTGAAGGCTATTGACCTTCAGCTGCAGAACCACTCAAAAATTACAGTTGCCCTTTATACAACATCAACAAATGTCCGGATTAAACTGAAGTATATCTTTGGCACTGATCAACCCAAAAGTATGGCGGTTGCAGGTGGCGGAGTTCAGACAGTCACTGGCGCTACGGCGGCAAATCCTGTTGTGTTTACATCCGCATCCCATGGATATGTCGTTGGTGACATTATAAGGGTTCAGGACAGCACTGTTCAGGACTATAATGTTGAAGGCACTGCTTCGGCTGTAGCGACTAACACTTTTACCCTTGGCCAGATTAGCACTTCCGGAGCAAGTTCCTTCTCCGGAACCGCAACTGCCACCTATCGCGGAACAGAGACTGACATTCAGACCATCGATCTAACCTCTGGCACCCTGACTCTTGTCAACTTTGACATGAAGCTTGGGTTTCTTCGAATCACCCGAGACGACACTGGAAGTGCTCCTGGTGGCGGTGCTCTTTATATCGACGCCACAGCGGCGAAGTGAGGTAAGTTATGGCTGATGCAAAAATTATAACCTTTGGCGAGTTATTCTCTGCCACGACTGATGTCATTCAGAGCAACAA